AATGGTGAAAAGATTGATGTTGACCTTGAAGAATTAAAAGCAGGTTATCAAAAAGATGCCGACTATAGACGAAAAACTGAGGAACTAGCGATTGAAAAAAGAGAGCTAAGAGCCGAAGAAGATCGTCTGAAAAACCAGTATTCAACAAAGATGGATGATTTAAATTCTTTGGTAGTTACTTTGAATGCTGAAATTAACAATGATATGAATTCCAAAGAGTTAGATAAACTTTGGGATGAAGATCCAACTGAAGCTGCTAAGATTGATCGTAGAATTCAGAAACGAAAAAATACGATACAACAAGCACAACAAAAACTGAGAGATCATCAACAAGCTCAGTTTCAGGAAATATTGAGAGAAGAACAAAAAAAACTTCACTTGAAACATCCTGAGATTGCTGATCCTATCAAGGGTACTACAGTGAAATCGAATATCATGGGTTATCTAAGTTCTAAGGGATTTTCAAATGAAGATGTCGCTAGAATTTATGACTCAAGATATTTTGATGTGATTATGGATGGAATGAACTTTCAAAAAACTAAATCAGTAAAACCTAATTTAGTTTCTAAAAAAGTAAAACCAACCAAGTTTGTTAAGTCAGGCACTAAAAGTACAAAAGAAGAATTAAACTCTAAGTCTAGGTTGAATCAATTTAAGACGTTGAAAAAGTCAGGAAGTCCAAAAGACGCAACTGATCTTTTGATGCGTTATTTATAAACAATAACCTACTAAGGA